CGGCCGGGGATGGCGAAGATCTCGCGCGTGAGCGGGTTCAAATTGTATTCCTTCGCCACCAGCAGGAAGGCGGCGAACTGCTCGCGCGAGACGTTGACGTTGGCGGGCATGACGGTTGCGCGGAGCGTGGCCTCGAAAGCGGCCGGCTCCATGCCGTAGCGGGTCGCCATCTCGATGACGACGGAACGTTTCGGGGTTTCGACGATCACGTTCATGCGGCCACCTTTTCCACGGTTACGCCGACGCCGGGCGGGGTCATCTTGGCGCGCACGGCGCGCTCGGCGAGCGTCTGCAGCACGGCGGTGATCTCGTCGTGGCTCGCGAAATGCGCGAGCAGCGCGGCGCGGTCGGTAATCGTCACCGTCACCTTCTCGCGCATCGAGACGGGACGGCCGCGGGTGCCGGCGGTCGCCTTCGGCTGGGCGGCCGCATCCGGCGGCGTGCCGAGCGTGAGCTGCTCGAATTCCGCCGCCAAGCGCTGCCGCTCGAGCTCGGCGAGATATGGCGTGATCACGCGGGCTTTCAGCTTCGTCTTGCTGTCGCCGGCCCTGGCGATGGCGGGTTTCCATTTCGCGTCGACGGTGCGGCCGGCCTCGAGATGCGGCTCCTTCTCGTCCTTGCGCGCGGTATCGGCGCGCTGCTCGAGCTGTCCGAGCGCGTTGGCGAGATCGGCAGCCTGGTCGCAGGTCGCCTGGTCGGCGGCGGCGCCTGCCTTGATCAGGGCGTCAGCCTCGCGAGCAAGGTCGTCAATGCGATCGGCAATGCTTGCGAACGAATTGGCGGGCGGCGCGCGGTTCGAGCGGCTGACGGCGTCGTGCTCGTCCTTCCAGGAGCCGCCGTCGATGACGGTCTGGTACTCCTCGGCGGACACGGGTAGGCAACGCGGCCAACCACTGTCGACAAACGCCAGATACGGGATATCGCCATTGACGGTTTCGCCTTCGATCAACATGCGCTGTGCGCCGATCAGCACGTGCATCCTGCCGTCCTCGGGCCAGATCGCAACCGGCCATGACTTCGGCGGCGTCGGCGGGCGGACCTGTCCGGGCGAGGTCGATGGGTTTTTCCGCGCCGCCGGCAGGCGGTATCGGCCTGGCTGCGGCGTGTCGGGATGCGGCGCATCCTCGCCGGACAGGCGGGCGGTCCAATACGCATAGTCGCTCATGTCAGTGGTTCTCCGCAAAGCCGCCGGTCCAGGCGTCGCCCGTCTCGCGCGGCTCGTAGTTGTCCTTGTAGTGGGCGATCCAGGCCTCGATCGCCTGCTGGATATGCTCGGCGAGCCTGTCGCGGTCGTCGTGGCCGGCTTCCGGCAGGTCGTCGAGCACTATGTCGGCCAGTTCCCATATCCACGCTTCGAGCGAGAGGGTGCGGTTGTTGGCCACGTTGTCACCAGGGAAGGTGAAGGGGACGATAGGGAGGCATGTAGATGCGGCCTTCACGCCTGGCGCGTTCCTGTTCGATCTGCTCCTGCCGCTTCCAGAGTTGGTCCATTTCCTGGTTCATCTGCTCGATTTGGAATTGCTGGTTCGTGCAGGCTCTCCAGTCGTCGAGGTTCTGCTGAAAGCATTGGGCTGCGGCGGGCGACGCCGACAGGCACAGCAGCAGTGCGGCAATGGTTTTACGCATCAGGCGGTCTCCAGATAAGCGGCGATCGTGTCCTCGATCGCGCGGTTGAACTGCGCCCGCAGCGAGAACGCGAACATCTCGTGCAGCGGATGGCGCGGTGAGATCAGAACGAACTTGTCGAGCGGGGAATTCGCGCTCGTGTTGACCAGCCAGATGTCGCCGATCGCATAGCCGCGGCTGGGCTCGGCGACGATCTCGGCGGTGCCGTCGAAATAGCCGACGGCGCGGGTGGGACGGTCAGGATCGAGGATCAGATTCAGCTCCTCGAATTTGTATTCGATGCTAGCCGGCATCTTTCTGTCCTTTCTCCAGGTCGCGCGCGAGCGTGCGCAGCGCGGCCTCGGTTTCGCTCCAATCGAACGAGCACAGCCGCCGCTCCATCTCCAGCGCGGTCGCGGCGTCGATGCGCGCCGCCCACAGGCGATAATGCTCGCACCAGATCTCGGTGAGTTTTTCCAGCGCCGGGCCGCGCGCCGGTGGCGGCAGGGTGTGCAGGTAGACATCGAGCAGGCCGGCGAGCTGGCGCGAGCGCGCGGAGGCGGCGGTGCGCAACTGGTCTATCTCGGCCAGGATTGTGTTCTCGATAGTCATGGCGTGGCTCCGAGGCTTCCTTCATCGACGGTGTGTTCCTCCAGCCACGCTTGCCCGCGCGGCGTGACGACATAAACGCCGCTTGGCCATTCGACGAACTTCAACATTCCGGTGTTCAAGACGCTCCGCATGGCGTCGTCGCTGATGCCGGGTGGGCGCGCTATCTGTCCGCGACAGCGGATCAATATTGAGCGGATTTCACGGTCGGTCATCATAGCGTGGCTCCGAGGATTGCCGCCCACAGAAGCAGCGTGGCGACGAACAGCGAGACGGCGACAAGCTCGGCGGCGGCAGTCATGGTCTGGCGGCTTCCGGTTGCTGGCTGAAATGGGGCGCAGATGGCTGCGCCCCGACGCAGCACAAAGCGCGGTCACTCCACTAGCGGCAGCCGCAGATCACCTTGCCGTTGTAGCCTTGGGTGCAGCTATAATTGGTTCCGGGCGCACATCTGGCCCAAGCGGGGGCGGCCGCTGCTGCAAGCGCGGCGAGCACGGTGATGGTGGCAACGAATTTACGCATATGCTGATAGTCCTTCTGTCCGGCGCTCAGGATCGAGCGTCGAGGATACTTTGCCAGCAGCAAATTATGACGTCAAGCAAAAACTTTGCTATCAGCAAAGGTGGGGCGCGCCTTATCGAGCTGGAATCACTTCGATCCCTTAGTTCTGCGAATGCGATTCAGTACGTTGGCATCGAGTAATCGTATCGTTTTGATGATCTCTTGGTCGGGAGGCATCTTGCGCAACTGGTCGATTGTGATGCCGAGCGCATCGGCTATTCTCGCCACAAGTGAAAAGCTGGGATTGCGTTTCTTTCGCGAAATTAGTTGCGAGAGATAGCCCTCATTGATTTCAAGTTCTGTAGCCAATGCTGTCGGTTGGACGCCGAGAGCATTGAGCCAAGGACCGATGAAGACTTCAATTATCTGTTCTTCCGGCGGCGTTCTTCTATTCGCTTTGGCCATGTAGCCATGGTTGCCAATTTCCCTCATTCAGTCATTTTCCGGCAGCAAACATCGCATTGACGAAAATCTTTGCCTCTGGCAAAGTCGCTGGCCATGAACCTTGCTGCATGGATTGATGCGCGCATGTCGCGAGCCGCGTTCGCTCGTTCCATCGGCATGTCGGCATCGCACCTGTCTCTCGTCATCCGCGGCGAACGTGGGCTGTCGCTCAGACAAGCCGTTGCCATCGAAAGCGCGACAGAGGGTGCAATTTCAACGGCGGCCTTATTGCGCCAGCGGTTCGATGGGAGTGCCGGGAAAGGTCATGGGAGCGGTCCGCATGGCCTCCCAAGCAAACGCAAAATCCGTGGGAATTTGCCCAAGCCTGTTGGGAGCGCCGCGAAATGACTCCCGCCGAAGCCCTGCACGAACTTGCCGAGCCGTGGACGTGCGGCGACCGGGTGAAGGCGGCGATTCAACGCGCCGCGCGCCGCGCCGATCTCTCCTACTGGCGCGCCTTCGACATCTGGTACGGCAAGGCGCGCCGCATCGAGGATCACGAGATGGATGCAATCGCTGCGGCGCTCGAGAAGCGCCGCAAAGAGGTCACGCGCAATGAGGTCGCCGATCTCAGAACAAGGCTCGCCCGGCTCGAAGCGCTATTGGTTTCGACGGACGAGGCATTTCATCGCCCTACGCTTGATCGGTTGCGGGACTCTGATGGCGGACTGGGCGGAATGGATCGCGCCCTGGTTAAGCGACGAGGCTAAGCCGTGAACTGAACAAGCCGCCCGGCAAGAGGCGGCGCTGACAAGCCGATCTCACCTTTCGGAATTGGAACGCGAGAAGGAAGAAACGACGGCCCGCGCAAGCGAGGGAGGCGAACGCATGGGCGAACTGCTCGATCGCCTGCACCACGAGCACACCGAACGCCGCCGCCGATGGTTTGCGCCGCCGGCGCCGGAAGGCGAACCGCCGCCGCCCAAACCGGAACAGCCGATGCAAACAGCGCCTGAGCCCATCGATCTTGAACTCTATCGGCTGGTGCAGCGCGCGGAACAAATCGCGGCGGGCGCAGGCGTCGAAAGCCTTGCGCCGCGTCCGACCTGCAAACTGATCCGCGCCATCGTTGCGGGCTTCTACCGCCTGCCGGTGACCGAATTGCTGGCGCAGCGGCGCGACCGCGCGGTGGTCTGGCCGCGTCACGTCGCGATCTATCTCTGCTGCACCATGACGACCCACTCGCTGCCGCATATCGGGCGCGCCTTCGGCGGGCGCGACCACACCACCGTGCTGCACGCCAAGCGCAGGATCGCAGGCTTGCGCGAAACCGACGCGCGGCTGCGCGACGAGCTGGCGCTGCTGGTGATGCGGATCGAGGAGGCGAGCGGGTGGAAGGAGGAGGGGACGTGATGGCGCGCTTACGCCACCTGCTTGATGCGTGCGAGCGTGAGCGGCGCGGTCTTTTTCCGCGCCCGCGCAAGATCGTAGGCGCTCTGCAGGTTGAGCCAATATTCCGGCGCCTGGCCGAACGCGGCGGCAAACCGCAGCGCGAGCTCGGCGGTGACCGGCCGCGTTCCCTTTACCACGTGGGAAATGCGCATTGGCGAGACGGCGATCGCGCGCGCGAAGGCGGCCTGCGCCGTACCGGTCTGGTTGAGGATTTCGGCCAGGAATTCGCCCGGGTGGATCGCCGGCAGGCCCGTTTCGCGCATGGTCATATCCTCTCAATGGTAGTCGACAATCTCGACCTCGAATGCGTCACCCTCGGCAAAGCGAAAGCACAAGCGCCATTGCCGGTTGATGCGGATCGAATGCTGGCCGGCGCGGTCGGCCTTCAGCGCCTCCAGCTGGTTCGACGGCGGCAGGCGCAGATCGTCGAGCCGCGTCGCCGCATCCAGTTGCTTGAGCCGCATCGCCGCGCGCTTGAGCGCGTCCTGCGCCAGGCGGCGGCTCTTGCCGGTGCGAAAGAAACGCTCGGTTTCGGCATCGGCAAACGATCGGATCATGCCGCCGTATATAAACAATATGTTTATGGCGGTCAAGGGAAAGCGGCAGCCGGATGGCGGGGGGAGGAAGCGTCGAATGGATAATGGCTATCGCGCCTTCCTCGACGGGAAAGCGATCCGCGCCAAGCAACGCGGGCTCGCGCAGGTGCCGGCGCTCGCCCCACATCTGTTTCCGTTCCAGCGGCATTGCGTCGACTTTGCCTTACGCTCCGGCTGTGCCGGCGTGTTCCTCGACACCGGACTCGGCAAGACGGAGATCCAGCTCGAATGGTGCCAGAAGGCGATCGAGTCGACGAACGAACGGGCGCTGATCCTGACGCCGCTCGCCGTTGCCGGGCAGACCAAGCGGCGCGCCGAGCGATGGGGCTATCAGGCGCGCGTCATCCGTGAGCAGCGCGATGCCGGTCCCGGCATCAACATCTGCAATTATGACCGCCTCGACAAGCTCGATCCCGATGCGTTTGCGATCGTGTCGCTGGACGAGGCCTCGATCCTCAAATCGTTCACCGGCAAGACGACGCGGGTGCTGATCGAGGCGTTCCGCGGGCATCGGTTCAAGCTGGCGGCGACTGCGACGCCGGCGCCGAACGATCATAGGGAGCTCGGCAATTACGCCGAATTCCTGGAAGTGATGGCGGAGAACGAGATGCTGTCGCGATTCTTCATCAACGATACGTCGACTGCTTCGCAGCAATGGCGGCTCAAAGGACATGCCGTCAATGCCTTTTGGGACTGGATGTCGTCATGGGCGCGGATGGGCGAGCGTCCCTCCGATCTCGGTGACGACGACAATGGCTTTGCGCTGCCGCCATTCGAGGTCGTCCGCCATCGGGCGCGTGACAGCACGATCGATCGTGAGTTTCAAAACCTGTTCGGCATGGTCGAATTGTCGGCGACCAATCTGCACGAGGTGAAGCGGCAGACGATTGCGGCGCGGGCGGAGAAGGTTGCGGAAGTCATCGCCGCCGAGCGCAATCGTCCATGGATCGTCTGGGTCAATACCGATTACGAGGCCGATGCCGTCCATCGCCTGCTGCCGGACGCCATTGAAATCCGCGGCTCGCAATCGGCCGACGAAAAGGAAGCAAAGATCGAGGCGTTCGCCACCGGCAAGGCAAGGCACATCATCGGCAAGCCGTCGATGATCGGGTTCGGGCTCGACTGGTCGCATTGCGCCCGCATGGCGTTCGTCGGGCGATCCTACTCCTACGAGACCTGGTATCAGGCGGTCCGCCGCTGCTGGCGTTTCGGGCAAGCGGAAAAGGTGATCGTTCACCTGATCGTTGCCGAGGGCGAGAACGAGATCGGCCGCGTCATCGATCGCAAGGCCGGCGATCACGACGGCATGAAGCGCGCGATGCGTGAGGCGATGCGCCGGGCGGTCGGGCAATCGGCGATCGTCAAGACACCCTACAACCCACAACACATCGCGAGGCTTCCGTCATGGATCTGCGCTGCCTAGGCTCGTGCATTGGCGATCGGTTTACTTCGCTGCACGGCGATTGTGTCGACGTGCTGTCGCAGATTCCCGACGACATGATCGACTTTTCCATATACAGCCCGCCGTTCGGCAGCCTGTTCGTCTATTCGGAATCCGCCGCCGACATGGGCAATTCCACGGACGAGGAATTCGCCGAGCACTATCGCTACCTCGTGCGCGAAAAACTGCGCATCACCAAGCCGGGCCGGCTGACGGCGGTGCATTGTTCCGACCTGCCGATGACGAAGTGGCGCGAGGGCGCGGTCGGCATCAAAGACTTTTCCGGCGACATCATCCGCATCCATCGGGATGCCGGCTGGATCATGCACAGCCGTCGCACGATCTGGAAATGCCCAGTTGTGGAGATGACGCGCACCAAGCACGTCGGGCTGCTGTACAAGCAATTGCGCAGCGACAGTGCGAAGTCGCGCGGCGGGATGCCGGATTACCTGCTCACGTTCGTGAAGCCGGGCGAGAACGCCGATCCGATCGAGCACACGCCGGAGCAATTCCCGCTGGAGCAATGGCAGGAATGGGCCGCGCCGGTCTGGATGACGGTCGATCAGGGCAATGTGCTGAACGTGCAGGCGGCGCGCGCGGCGCAGGACGAACGGCATTTATGCCCGCTGCAGCTCGACGTGATCGAGCGCGGCCTGGTGATGTGGAGCAATCCCGGCGATGTGGTGCTCTCTCCGTTCATGGGAATCGGGTCGGAGGGCGTCGTCAGCCTGAAGCTCGGGCGCCGGTTCCTCGGCATCGAGTTGAAGGAAAGCTATTGGCGGCAGGCGTGCCGCTATCTTGAGGCCGAGGATCGGCAGGGAACGCTGTTCGCTGCCTATGACAGTGCCGACGACATCGGAAAATCGGTCCGCGTCGGGCTCAAGGCGGTGCAGGATCGCATGGCGGCCGGTGGCCCAGCGTGGCCGAAGGACGAGCCATGACCGCGCCGCCCTACATGCCGCGCGTCTATGTGATCCGGCTGGTGGCGGTCGACGAGCGCACGGGCCTGCATGCGCTGCGGCGGCTGCTCAAGCGACTGTTGCGCGATTGCGGCCTGCGCTGCATCGGCATCCGGGAGGAGAGGCCGTGAGCGCTATCGGCGACGACGATCGCCCGATCTTTAT